ACCCGATTTAACGTAACCATGGCTACAGCTAGTTGCCCTGCGATACCCTGATTTCTTGCTTCAAAGTATACGTTCTTAGTCAACCAATTAATTTCTTCCTCGGTGTATGTGGTCTCGGCGAAACTCTGTGGAACACCAAACAATAAAGCTGCAGCTAATGCGATTCTCATACTCTCTCCTTCAATTTAAAAACAATCGTACTGCATTATAGTACCTAAGTCAAGGGTTTTTATAAATAGTTTTTTATAATACGCGAGATGGAACTGATGAGGTATATTGCTGCACTGTCATTACTATTATGCTCTTCTTTGGCTTGGGCAGTAGACCCCATTGTTACTGAATCTACAACAGACAGTACAATTACCACAAACGGTAATATGACCACCACCATCAAGCAACCCCCGCCATCTGCTATCTCTCCACAGTTTAGCTCAGGTAATAATAGCGACCTTTGTACTATCGGTGTCGCTGGTGCAGTGCAGACCCAGATTTTGGGTATCTCGGCAGGAACTACGTTCACTGAAGAAAACTGTATCCGTCTGAAGAATGCTAAAACGCTTTTTGATATGGGCATGAAAGTTGCCGCAGTATCAGTTATGTGTCAAGACCAAAAGGTTTTCGATGCTATGATGCACGCAGGAACTCCTTGTCCATATAACGGTCAAATTGGTGACGCTGCTCGTTTGGGTTGGGAAACTCACGTCGAGACGACGCGTCAAGAATTAGAAGATTCGGATAAGGTAGATGTTAAAGAGACAGCAACTCGCTTTGGTATTGGTATCTTGGGCATGCTACTCATATTCTGAGAGCATAACCCCATACTACGGACAGACCGATAACGCGGCATCAAGTGGACACACGTGGAGCATGGATAATGTGTTTCCGCCTAACGTGCCCGGACTGGATGTGAGTAATGTCATCTATCGCTACACCCCGATCAAGATAACCGAAGACGATATGAAAGTTCATGTCCAAAACGAAAATGCTTTTGGCGAAGGTTACATCTTCAGATCAACGGATGATTGGTCTGGACAGCAAGGTGGTATCGAGCTTCGTAAAGTTGTTCCTGTTGTACCCAACATTCCGAGGCAGGCTTGGGGTGATGGTTCAATAGAGGTTGAGGGTACGGGCACCGTTACAGATGCCAATGTTGTTTACACGTATAAGGTAGACCCGTGCTATGACCCTCAGTTTGATCCGAGTTGCCCTAACTACAAGCAACCGGAACCTGTAGTCCCTGAAGTGGACGTGTCAACTCTGTATGACGTCACTTCAGATGAGAACGTGGATCTTGATCGAGAGACTGAGGTTGAGTCGGTCGAAGATGAAGGGTTATCAGAAGAAGATCTGAAAGAGAAAGAAGAGAAAGAAGAAAATCGTAGAGCAATCCGTTTGGAGTTGGCACTATCGGCAATTAACGATAATGCGCTTTTTGCGGAAGCCGCGAGAATCGACTTAATGAATCAGGCAACAAACGCAGTGATGGAGAGAACATATAGTGTAGTGACGATTGATGGCGGATCTTATAGTGATTCCGTTGTTCTTGTGGATAAAAAATTGCCAGAAAATAGACGTGGTCTTCGGACTGGTTTAGCTCAACAAATATTGCATGAAAAAATGATTGACATGCAATACCAATAGTGATGGTTATTTTCAAATAATTCATAGGAGAACAATTGTGTTCGATAAGACTAAAACATATTCACGTATTGCTATGGCATCTCTACTGGCAGGTGGTGTGTTGTTGGCAAAAGCCGGAAACGTTCCAATCAATGGCACCGTAGAATCTCGTTGCGTCATCCAGACAAGCACCGCAGGTACTTACGGAAACCCCAACTCATACACACTGTCTACACAGCAAGCCGACGGTGGTGACCAAGCTGTTGTTCGTATTGATGTGACATTGGCAGATGCATACTTTGCAGAAATCACTCCCCCGACTGAGTTCAGTAGCTCACCCAACTTACCTGATCAAGCAACCTTCACTGGTGAAGTGTCAGTTCAGGCGGTTAGTGATGCTGAAGGCATGGGTTCGTATGAAGCCAACAAGCTAGAAGTTGGTGATACAGATCGCTACACGCTGACTGCAACGGGCAGTACTTGGTTTGCTATCCACTCAGAAGCAACTATGGGAGGAAACAAAGCTTTTCCGGGCGGTAACTATACCGCACTAGCTGAAGCTGAGTGCATCGCGAAATAATATGAAAACTTTTATCATGCCCTTATTGATGGTGCTTTTCGTGGGTACTTCTAATGCCCACGAAATGACACCTACCTATCCGAAGCTGGAGCTGTCTTATATGGATGGGCTATACAGCACAACGATGCGGATGTTCAACAAAAGGGCAGACGTTGAGTTTTATGAGATTGCAGTTTTCGATAAAGACTTCAATCCAATCCCGTTTGCGTCAACGTACCGGATAGTGCAGTTGGAATATCTGAGCAAGGTTTCGTTTGAAGTCTTTGTCCGGGAAAAGGATGTGAGTCGAGCAACATATGTCTGCTCACGTTCAAAGTTGAGAAAGGGAGATTCTACAAGAGCTGCAGTTTCTTCTAGAATTTGTTCTAAGTTTAAGTGAGTTTCAATATGCGCTATTTTTTGGTTGGTTTGATTTCGGTGGTTTCGCTGAGTGCACTGGCGGATGCCAGTTCTATTAACTTAGCACTGCCTTCGCCCCCAACCGCATATGGGCAGGACAGCATTCGATCGGGTGATCTGGATTGCAAGAACGCTATTGGTGGAGCGACTAACTTAGAGCTTGGTGTGACTGGAGTTATAGACAACTACAGTAGTCCCTTTGGCAACAGTAACGGGGATAGCACAAGAGATGTTGGTGTTTACGCTAGGATCACTATCCCATTGGACGCACCTGAAGAGCGGATAAATTGCAACTCTCTTTACGAGCTTGAATTAAGAAAGAAAAGAATTGAAGTATTAAGACTACAAGAAGAATTAGAGACACTCAAAAGATTGAATAGTGTTGGCGGTTCTGGGTTCGAGAACTAGGAGAATAAAATGGCAGAAGTAGAATTCGCTGGAGTAAAGTTTACCGGTGGCAAGGCATTCGCTTTGGTTACTGCCCTTTCGACTTTGGGTGGTGGTGCGTGGGGTGCGTTTGAATTTTACAATGACTATCGAAACATGAAGGCGCAGATTCAAGAATACGTTGCCCCTGATCTATCTGGTTTTCAAGAGCAGTTGAGTGTCATGGATGGTAAGATGGATGCGGTAATCGTTGAAGTTAATGTTATCCGTGACGCTTCTATTGAGACCGAAGCACGAGTTCGTGATATCAAAAACGATCTAAGAGACGACTTAGTTCGAGTGGAAGACATAGTTGATCAAGTAGAAGATGACGTCAAAGAAACTGAAGCTGACGTTCGCCAGATGATTCAGAATGCTGAAGAGCGTTTTGAGAACAAGAGGGATTCTCTACAGAATGATTATGACTCAGCTCGTGAAAGGTTGAATACCTCGATTGAACGAGATATGGAAGAACTAGAAGATAGGTTGAACTCTAAGTTGCAGAGAGCTTTGGACAACCCACTAGCTAACTAGATACCGCTTCCGTAATATTGCTTGTATTCACCATCGCCTGATGATACGATGCAAGACTGACCAAGCTTCATATTGGTTAAGGTGAATACCCAAGAGGTGTTCTCTTGATCACCCCAAACCGTCGCATAAACATCACTCCCCTCAACAGAGGGGGTTGATCCCATAAAGATTATATCATGCCCGTCAGCTTTGATCGGGGATACGATATCATCAATTGGTCCACAAAGTACTGGCAATTGAACAACTTGCCTTTCTTCTGCATAAGTGTCAACCACTGTAAAGCAAATCAGTAAAGCGGTTATGTATGCCAGATACTTTGTTTCGATGTTCATTCTACATCCTCATAAGTTTGATTCGAGTCTATACTGAGCTATGGTTTCTATGAGCTTCTTTGTCCAATTGTCTCTCCTTTCCTCGAAAATCTGTGGTTCTTCACCATCAACCGCAATGGCAATAACAATCTTATTTATCGAAATTCCAGTTCTTTCTTCGAACATGACACAATAAGCTGCAGCCTGCATAAAGTAACTGCTAATCCATTCTTTCTTCTTAGGTTTACGAGAAGTCTTGAAGTCGATGACAGCCAGCTTCCCATCCCACTCAGCAATACAGTCAACGCGACCTGCAATGCCGAGATAGTCTGACCACATAGCCACTTCCTGTGCCCATACCAAACCAAGGTGTTCGTCCAGCACAGGTTGAATAGATTGAAACGTTTCCCTATCAGCTGGCATAAACTTTTTCATTTCAAGTTTATTGTTGATGTAGTCTTCACACATCTGGTGAACGTTAGTTCCCCTTCGCGCAGCTTTAGTAGAGACTCGGTTGGCTTCTTCCTCACCAACCCTCTTACGCCACTTCATAATCGAGTCGCGCGAGAGGATTGATAGGACTGTGGTGATCGACGGGAACTTGCCACTGGGTGTTACATAGTGGCGTTTCCCGTTAATCGTTTCAGTTGTTAGGTCTTCAATTTCAAAGTCTTTGTGATCAAAGTTTCGCATTTTTACAATTATCGCCGTGCCATCTTTTATATGTATTCGGGTAAAATGATTCACCACAGTTTTCACACTCTAGTTTTGGTCTATCTTTCCATGATTTTGATATAGCCTGTTTACCTGACTCTGGCATTTCGAAACATCCCTCTAACCCTTTATTCCAAGTTTCTTTACCTTTCTTAATTTCAGAAAGCTTTTTCTTGGTTTCTTCGGTCAATTTTCTTCCGGTAGATGTTTCTTTAATTTTATTTCTGGTTTCGATAGTGTGACTTTTGCCGTAGAATGGGTTATTTTCCCCAGAAGTGCTCTCGCTTATTTTTCTCTTAGTTTCTTCGTTATGGGTTTTACCATACATTGGGTTTTTAACACCCATCATTCTTTCTGTGAGAAACTTCTTTCTTTTTGGGTCTGTGTTTGGGTTATGTTTACCCGAACCAAACCCCACAGGCTTATTATTGTAGTTCATATTCAACGGGTCGTCAATAGAATTATTGATGTGATTCTCTTCCAACTCCAATAGAGTTTCAAAATCTTCAGCAAATTCTAGAATAACCCTTTTGAGGTTGGATTTGTTTTTGTATGAATTGACCCACTTACCAGATCCGAGATACCCGTCTTGTAAGTTTTTTGTGGTGTGGCGACCGATATAATATCTTCCGCTAGGTGAGATTGTTTTGTATATGAAATTATAAATATCAACAGACATGATACGACTCCGCTAAGTTGTATTGTGTTTAGGGGGAGAGGGTGTTCCAGCACCCTCTTTCCTGTTTCTATTTATAAATATTTGGACTTTGTCTTTAATTTGATCTTCGCTATCTTGCGGAAACAAATTACTTATTCTGTCATACAATTCCCAATATTCTGACGGCTCAATATCCCAACTCATGACACGCGATTAGATAATCCCTAACTAAATTTGAACGAACAATATCACAAGTCTGAAAATTAATAATATCAAAACCGCCCATTCGCTCAAGCACATTAATGAACTTCTCAATCCCAGACTCTTCATTGAATCGTTTGGATGTCAAGTCATCTTGCTTGCCGTCACCACAGAACACAATACGAGAGTTTTCACCAACACGGGTGATTACGCTGTGGAGTTCTTGGAACGACATATTCTGAAACTCGTCAACGACAATAATCGCATCGTCCCAAGTTTCACCACGAACAAATGATGTGGTTGTAAATTCAACTTTCAACTTTTGCTTTAGGATGTCATACGCATCACCTCGATTAAACATACCAGAAAACAGAGACTGGTAAGGAGTTTCATATACTTTTGACTTTTCTGTCATGGTTCCGGGGAGGAAGCCCATATCTCTTGTAGGAACTACGGATCGTACAATGATAACTTTTTGTACGCCGTCTACTTTATCCATCACATCTCGAATTGCGAGATAGGAGGCGAGGAAGGTTTTACCTGTACCAGCACAACCGTGCAATACTAGGTTCATACCTTGATTGAAAGACTCAATAACACGTCTTTGCGAATAGTTTAACGGTTCTACATCAGATAGTGTCAAACCGCTGTCTTGCCTTTGTCGATTCTTACGTTCCTTCTTCTTTTGATGTTTCTTTGCGTAATAGTCAAAATCATTAAGTTCAGGATGAGAAAGATCAAATCCTTCGTCAGTTGCTACAAGAGATAAGGTCTTTGGCATTATGCCCCCTTATATTGTTTTTGTTATGGGTTAGAGGTCCATGTTATACGATCCACTTTTTGTTCGCCCGTGCTTACTGGCAATTTCACGGACTTTGGTTTTCGATGATGAGCGCCCTCCTACTTTATCAGCTAATGATGAATTTGGATGTGCTTCGGCTATGCGTGAAAGATTTTCTTTCCAGCCGTCGTCTTGCTTGCTTTGGAATCCTGTTCCGGAAACGAGTCCAGGAGCACTAAGCATGAGTTGCTTAATGTGGGGGTTTTCTTGAAGGTAAGTTTCCCGTCCGCCGATAGTTAACATCTCGACGAATCGTTCACCAGTTTCTGTATTTTCAAAATCGTATAGAGGCAAGTTAATTTCCTTCAATCACTTTCTATTTATGCCATTGCTTCTTTGTACCAGAGCGGAACAGCCCTGGAAGTCCACTTTGCAAATCGCTTTTTCTCGATTATATAGTACTGACGGTATGCCGAGATTGCATCGTTCTGCTTACAGTGCTCGGGCATACACTGGGGCGGATCTTGCCAATCAGCCTCTGGAATGTTGTTAGGAGCCTGTCGGAGCGCCTCTCTCAGCTTAGAATCTGTCATGTGTATTTTGCCATACCTGTGAGTGTACTCGTCACATAAGTGTTCAAACAGGTCGTAAACCCACTGATAATGCGCTCGACTTTTCTTAATCCAGATCTCGTCAGGGTGCTTCATGTGACTAGCCATATACAAAACGTCTTCGCGCTCATCATGTAAACGGTATCGAGTAGCCTTACGACCAGTCTTTGTTTTGCCTTCGTACATCTCACCATCGAGCATACGATGTGCGGTAGAAAGCAACTGTGCATACTCAATGATCATTTTGACCACGTGTTTGTCACAATGCATTTCAGCGCAAGTCTTAGGGTCGGAGTGGACGTAGAAAACATTCATTACACAGCTTCCAATATTTTGGCGAAACCTTCGCTTGTCTGGATAAAATCGAGTACACGCTTGCGCATTACAGTAGGGTACTGGACAACCACATCTTTGATCATCTGCGCTTTAATATGATCAAGGTTAAACTCAACACCATCGTCAGTAACAACTTTGGTCATTGGCTTAAACATATGCTCAGGCACAACATCACGGGCGCTTTCAGAGTCAATGATTTTGCCTAGCTGATCCCACATAGGTGCTTTTTTGTACTCGGGCATGTAGTCAAGTTCAGTCATAATAATCTCCTTTACTTCGCTTCTGCGCCATAGTAGTTGTCTACCATGTTCTCAATGATACTAACCGCATACGAACCATACATCTCTTCAGCAATTTCAGATGCACTGTTTGCAGCAAGGATAAAGTCGCGATTATCTGCAGGCAGTTTTTCGTACTGCTTCCAAACTAGGTCTTCAATGTCCATAACGTAATTCATAGTCTTGCTCATAATAATCTCTCTCTCTCTCAAGTTATGCACCCATTGTACTACAATGGGCGAGGTTGTCAACAATTATTTTGAAATATTATGCAACTAATGTGTAAGGCTTGCCGAATGTACCAACATTGATGTCGGCATACCAACCAACGTCAAAGTAATCAGTCATGATGTCGCTGTTGTCGTGATTGTTCAGTTCGGTGCCGAAACCATTCATGGCAGCGTACATCTCACGGAAGAACTCGATAGCAATTTCATTGTCAGCAAAGTGACGTTCGAAGTGGTAGGGGTTTGGGGTAAAGTATTCACGATCAACGTTGAAGTCGATAGAACCTTCTTTGATGTTTACGACAAGGGTGCTGTAATTTCTTACCGCAATAGAACCTTTCATTCCGTACTTTTTGAGGACTGCTTTGATAGCAGGGGCTAGAATTGCTTTGCGTTCTTTGTTCATATAAGCCATAGTATGTAACCTCTCTCAATCAATACAGCCATTATACCGCACTGATCGAGAAAGGCAACACTTATTTTGACTTTTTTTTATTTTTTCCCGCTGACGTTACCTTCGTCGTCGATCTCAATGAACCCTTTTGCCTCTAGGCTGAATAGGGTTTGGTCAACGACATCCGGTACTGCGGCACGATAGCCTGCTCTGTAAGAGAAATAAGCAGACATGAAGATGGCTCCAAGAAAAATAATAGACCATTCAAATGGCATAGGTTAATCCTTTTTTATTGTCCTAGCTATTTAGCTTTTTCTTGAACGTTTCCATCTTCATCCCAACAACGTTAGACTCGCCGATATCTCTCATCGAAATATTATCAGGGACTACAAAAACAAATTTGACTTTAGGGTTTTGTTTTGCAAACCAAGAAAGGTATTTGATTCGGTAGTAGTTGTCGTCTTGAGTGGAGCGAGTTTCTGGACCATAGTTCTCACTGTCACGATAGACGTTTGACACAGCAATATCGCTCTTCAATACAAAGTCCATACCCAAGCAATAAATGATTTCACCGCCTCGCTTAATAGCTTCTTGCATTGCAATCATACCAGCATTGGCACGTCTACGCTTGGGACTGTATTCAGCAGGCTCCCAACGCTCATCTTCATCAGGGAAGATCACGTGCCCCTTGTTCATATGGTATCGTTTGATCTCGTCAATCATACCATCATCAATTGCAACCAAGTAGTTCCAAGCAGAGAAGTCTCGACATAAAGCATTACACCCATAAATTGGTGCTTTGTCGACGAGACTCTCAAGGTTAACTTCTTTACGACTTACGCCATTACCGACGACGAACGCCACCTTGCTCATATAGATCATCCTCTAGTTCATCCCAATCCTCATTCTCAACAACATCCATCAGATGCTTTTTGTAATTGTTACGAGGTTGTTTCTTCAATGGCTTCTTCCGAATGCCGTCATTTTCTTCAGTGTAGTCGCGGAAAGACTTTTTAATTTTACCCATGCTAGACTCTTATCGTACTTAAAACCAATCCCTCGCTAAGTTTGGAAACGCTTCCGCGACCAACTTACGAGTGACCCCCTTGTAAGGTAGTTTGCCATCTTTCATCCCAATCAACACTTTCGCGTCATTTGGGTCAATTGACTCAAGCATCTCAATGAATAGTTGCTCACGTCGATGTTGCTTCAGGTTACGTTGTGTATCCGTATTACCCTCAACAAACAAATACAATCTGCGGAGTTCGCTGACCAATCGTGCTTCCTGATCAGCATCTTCAGATAGTGCTTTGTAGGGTGGCGAACCTTCCGGCAATAGCCATTTAATCTTCGGGTCGAAGGTATACCCCAACACCTGCTTTAGTGCAGCAGAGCTGTGTTTGTGTAGGGTTGCAATTTTGTCTTTACGACTCTTTGCTTCTTCTACCTCTTTCAAAATTGCGTGCATAGTTTTATGTGCCATTAGAAGTCCTGTATGTGCTCCATTAATAGTTTTAGTCGGTTTTTGATAAAGTAATTTAGTAATCCTTTGCGCTCAGGTAATTTGTATTCTTTAAACTGTCGAACTACTTCCTTACGGATTTCGATCGGGACAGCTGCCAAGTCTACTAATTGTTCGTTGCGCTTGTAATTACGAAGCATATCCTCATCGCAGAACTGCTCAGGTTCAAGGTCAATCCACTTATCGATCTTTTTCTGACCGAGTGGCTTCTGTCGTTCCTTAGCAATCAAGCAACTATCTTTAGAAAGGAAGTTGGGAATACCATCCCCACGATCGCCTTTCATAATGTGTTCTTTCAAGAACCGCTTTGCATCATTTACTTTGATCCACTTCTTGGTTACTGGACTGAACTGATCAACGTTGACAAACTTCTGTAGCTGACCAAAGTCTTTGTCACCAGAAAGGATTAGGATACGCTCGGAACTTCCAGAGTTTAAATATACACCAAACTCTTCAGCCATTGAACCGATAATATCATCAGCCTCAGCACGTTCTACTTGAATAACACGATAGGGGAAATGCTCTTTAATCTCTTCACGAATGTTATTTAGAGCGCCAAAGATCTTGTTCCAATCAAGCTTAGACTTCTCACGATCAGCCTTGCGGTGCCCCTTGTAATAAGGGAACACGTCCTTGCGCCAGTAGTTCTTATCATCACAACAGATAACCAGTTCGCCATACTCGTGACAAAACTTGGAGCGATACAAACGGATACTATTCAGCACCATGTGTCGAGCCATGTTCTCGTCTACTTCCTGATTGTTCATACCAACCTGCATCATGAGGTTAGCGATCATTACTTGATTTAAGTCAAGGAGAATCATTTTAATATCTCAATTTATTTACGAGTTTATAGCATAAACCATTTTGGTCTATTCGTCAAGTTCTTCATCGTCTTCGCTTTCTTCGTTTTCGCTGTTGATCCACCAAGCATCAAATGAACCGTCTTCATTCACTTGAACACGAATACATTTGTCAATCATTTCGTGGAACGGATGCTTCACGTCATGCGCTCGATATAACAAAGCTTTCAAAGCTTCAAAGAAGTAAGACTGATCACGGAGTTCTTCGTCAGTATCCCCACCAATATCAGCATCATACAATTGGTTCATAAACTCAACACACCAATTATTGGCTAGTTCGTCAAGTTCTTCGTGCTCCAACACATTACCTTCGTCATCCTTTACAATGGTTTTTGAGATCGGTTCTTCGTCTTCTGCTTTATTCTTGTTAAATAGACCAATAACTTTACCCATCTTTAGAGTTCCTCTTTTTAAGTGCCTCTTGTTCCATTTCATAAGTCCATTCGCCACCAAGGTCTTGATACCAAATACCAATAGTGCGTTTGGGCTCACCGTTTTCATCATATGCATTTTGAACGCAGTAGTAACCCATGCGCATCTCTCGATGCTCACCATAATGACTGTCGCGCCAGATACCGTCTTGCAAGTATGATTGCATGTAGCGGATATAACCTTCAGTTTGAGCAAGGCGAGCAAGCGCACCTTTAACGTTAGCCTTCACAGCAGCACGTTGGGTTGATGCGATTTCTTTCTGTGTCTTGATCCATTCCTTGACGTTCTTCATACTCAATGCATGGTCGTCATCAAGGTCACGGACAGTGTGGTGAATGTTTTTGTATTGTGGCGGGTTTGCTGCTTGGCGTTTTGCACGAGCCTCAGCAAGACGCTTTGCTGCAGCTTCTTTCTGTTCTGGCGACATTGGTTTACGAGCCTTGCGGATCTTCTTACGCTTATACACTTCAGTCATAATTTACTCCATAATTTAAGCATCAATAATACGCTAGAACAGAAAGAAAGTAAAGGGTTATTTTGACAAACCCCTCAACATACCAGTCCATTCAGCGGCACGGACATCCCAGTTGTAGAAATTGTCAATGTAGTTCTTCTGGAACATCAACTTCTTTTGGTTGTCTTCATCGTAGTGACGACCGATGGCTTGGTGTAGCACATTGGCGAATACGTTTGCATGATAGTTCATATCTTCGCTGAACTGATACATCGTACCAAAACCCGCCAGCGTTTCCGGTAATGCTGCATGATTCGGGCAGACAATCTCACACCCAGCACTCATCGCCTCAATAGCTGCAATGCATGACGTCTCTGGCCAAATGTTTGGATACGCAAAGATGTGTGCTTCTTGTAGTGCCTTTCTTACAACGTGGTTAGGTTGATAACCGTGGTACGTCATATTGGGGTGCTGTCTCGCACGCTCAAACAGGTCGAGGTACGGTTCGTCACGCTCTTTCCAACCATACGCCTCAAACGACGAATAGATGTCAAGGTGAATCTTATCCCCATGAATCTTAGCTAGTTCTTCCATGACAGGAACAAGCAACTGTAGACCACGATGAGGTGTTGTGTGATAGATCAAACGGATTTGATCTTTGGGCTTGACTTTGAATTCAATCGGCTCAATCGCATTCTTAAGCACAATAGACTCGGCATAAGGAACACCATGAGTTATATGGTATGTTTGGAACTGATAGTTTGATACAAACACCAGCTTGTCGAATCGAGAACGACTTTCCTTGGAGCGCAAATGCTGAGACTCTGGGTCATCCCATGTATCATGCAACCACAAAACGTTTTTCTTCTGATCGTCTACATGACGAACACGTGACTTAATGATATTGAACTGCTCAAGCAATTCTGGGTCAATACGCTCAACAAGACCACGACTCATCATCTCGGTTCCGCCGTTAGCTTCTGAGTATGTGCCGTCTTCGGTTGGTCCAATCACTTCGTTGTCAGAAATATCTTCAAGACTCATCAGCAAACCCCACAAAGTTCTCTACTCGAAACGAACGCCAGCCGTCAGAGTTCATGTCATAGTAACGCACGGTTTGAGCGTTTTCTTTTGAGTCCTCGCTCTTAGGTAGCTTCTCGGCAGGGACTTCTGATAACATTCGTGTACCTTTAGCTTGGCGCAATTCACCATCAGCTTTCTTATAAGAGAAGTCAGTAACCTTCTCGTTCAACACGCTCACAATATCATCACGATTCATACTATTCTCCTATCGCTTTCAACATCTTTTTGTAAGTTCTTCGATTTTTATTTATCTGTGCCTTGGTGCAGATCTCAGACCCGCAATCCTTACATGTAGTATATACCACTTCGACCTTTTCGGCAAGTTTATTCATTTTGATACTTTCGGTCTTCACCGAAGTTTTTGTGGAGGTGCACCGAGTGCATTTTGATCTTGCCAATTACTCACCTTTATAGATAACAACTTTGGCTGCACCTTTATCCTTGATGCGCCAGACTTCAGCATAATCTTCAGCGTCAATAGAGTTATTGAACACAAGAGGTTCTGGTTTTCCGTCACACATGTAGGTGACGTACACCCAAGAGTCTTCAATCATGACCATAACTGCATACAGCTCAAGCTTATGCATTCTTCATCTCACGATACAGACCATAAGCCAAACCAGCTAGAACGATCCCGCCCATGATAATGCTTGGGTGCACAGTAACATTGATAATCACATCGCTATTCCAGAAATTTGCCCAACTCATAATAAGTACCTCTCAATCAATTTATGCACCCATTGTACTATACTCGTGGAGGAAGTCAACACTTATTTTGAATTTTCTAGTCGATTTCTTTGCAGTTCGCAGAATACTTCAGTTCCACTACAGATCCAGTTCTTGGCATCGCCCGCAAAGTCAGTTGGTACTATAGAGTACAGGTGAAACACACCTTCTTGCTCTTCAATTACATATTTAATCATCTTTCCACCACCGTATTACGTGTCCTGTATCCTGTAGATACTCTTCCATTATCTGTTCAAATGACCAGAGCGTTTCTGTCTCAAAGTCGTCCAACCAATCACTGAAGTCGTTCCAATCTTCTGTTCGCATTATCGGTAGAGAGTACTCATGCTTTCCGCCCCAGTACTCTCTCGTATCAAGTCCGTAGACGTCAATGCGACCACCAGAGTAATTTAGCTTCTCGTGATCGACCCCGTTTTGTTCGTACCATCCCTTACTGATTGGACCCATCCAGTTGGTGCTGTACTCAATCACGACCAGCCTCGTAGTTATCAACCTCGTAGTATAAGCAATCAATAGCAGATTGTGGAATTAGTTTACCCTTTGCTTTTTGTTCTGTGAGATAGTCTGCCATTTCTTTGGGCGTATCGCAAACAAAGTCAGGTTCGTGTTGCCACTGGCAAATGAAGCCTCCATGGACACGTTCATAAACGTATGCTTCTGAAAACATTGCGCCAGTACGTTCTTTATAATCTTTCCATGCAGAGTATCCGCCTTGCTCATATATTTCCACCATCTTTTTATTGGATAGGTCAACATCCGGTGTCATTTCAGGTACCGGATTACCCCAACGACAGTAACTCATGCCCAGCCCAAATACTCAGCACAAGCGACAATGACAAAAAGTTTTGCAGACAGGTCGATGAACTTGATTGTTACATCAACACCGAGCGTCCAATCATAGTCTTTCATTAGTTTTTCTCCAATTCAAATTTAGCATTCAGCACAGCAAATGCATATTTGACCAATGCCATAAAGTCTTCTTGATTTATATCTTCAGATACCATACGACTACCAACAGACTCTAGATTGTATCCTTCACTGTCTTTTTTAAACCAACATATTGTCCAACAGTACGGACCACGAGCGTCTTCCGACCATCCTATAATCTCTGCCGAACGATCTTTGTCAGTATTGTCAAGAAATTCAAGATCGCCTTTTCTCATCGTGCCATGCTCGCGAGCCATCGCATCAACGATAGCAAGCCTTGCTTCTTCTTGGGTTGGCTCATCACCATCAAACTGAAAGTAGTGAGAAGTGATTCCAAACTTCACATATGCAGTTTTTTCGTCATTATCAATGTTGTGGATGTAAAACATAGTTTCTTTCATATTATTTTCCTTCAACTTCCCACTCATCCACGACCAAGTCTTCTTCATCGCCATACATGTCTTTGAGTAAGTATGACACTTTCTCTTCTGCTTTCCGCAGATCACTGTAGATGTGAATCAACTCCTTCTCACCATCAGGGTAAACATTTGATATGGTGTATACTTTCATTAGATCATGTCCAGTTCAATCATAGGAACTAGCTCTTCCTTTGCTTCAATCCACTCACGAACCAAGTTCATGTCGTCGCCATAAGTGTCGATTATCTCTTTTGCTTCAGGAGCTGTGATGATTTCATCACGCACTAAAGTCATTACGCGACCTGACAGCATCAGGTTAGTGAACTCTAGGTCAGTCATAGTGTTGAAGTCGATGTTAGTCATAGTGGTTTCCCTCTCAAGTTATGCACCCATTGTACTATGCTCGTGGAGGAAGTCAACACTTATTTTGAATTATTTTCGACTTTACGATAGACCACAGACTCACTCATACCCATGGCAGGACATACCACGATTACCTCGGGCAACCCCCATTCATCTTTGTCACCACCCTCACCACAAATGAAATAACCACCAGTTTGGTCGGGCATGGTATGTCTAAGAATTTCCAGCATTTTCAGATATGCATCGTATTGCTCATCTGTCATTTCGAGAGTATGGCTCATAGCGGCAACTCCAGTTGAGGGTCGGTGAAGAACAACGTCCAATCTTCTCTGTCTTCGAGTACCAGCTCGTCAGAGTAGGCTCTGAAGTAATCACAAAGCGTATCAACGATCGGCATCATTGAGTCGCGTAGTCCATATGAATCTTTATAGACCTGATATCTGCTACCGCTCTTTCCGTGAACAATATAATGTTCACCAACGTCTTCCATCTCGACAATTCCGCTGTTGATCTGCCAAGAATCGCCGTCGAGATATCCGCCAGACCAAGAGCAAACAAGGCGATAGTATGGCGATCCGTCTTCGCGAAACACCTTTACAACTACCCAATAGTCGGGGGTGTATGAACCACCCCCTTCAATTGACATCATAGTGCCATCTCCATGGGGATTCGCTTATCCCCTTGGATCTTCAACACACACTTACCGATACTGAGGTTATCAACCCAACCACAGAACTTACCTGCCAAGTGTTTGAACTCAGGGCGATCCTCGTTGCTGTTGACAACGTACCCACGCTTGAGATACCAATCACTGCTATAGTTGCCACGGCGAACTACAGTAGGAACTGTTCGGGTGGGGGCATATGCTTCCATCTCAGCGAAGACCATATCTTCTTCGGCAAGGATGTTCGCGTTCACAGTGTAAACGTCGACCACGAACTCCATGTTATCACTGAACATCTCAGCAACTTCACGAGCCTCTTCAATGTAATCACACTCGACACGAATGCGACGAGTACCTTTGGCTTTGACGCAATTGCCATAGTCCTCAAAGTAATGCGTTTCAATAATAAATACGGTATTTGTGTTGTTCATAATCATCTCCTATCGACCCAATTCTTTTTCAACTTCAACTGCCCATTCACGAATCAGTGCAGCTGAATCTTTTTTAGGGGCAGTCGACGCATTCCAACTATCAATGATGACATCAGCAAAAATATATAGAAAATACAGCGTTGTCATAACATATCCCTCTCATTCAATACAGCCATTATACCTCACTGATCGAGAAAGACAACACTTATTTTAGAAAATTTGTGATTTTATTTTTAAGTTCTTCGAGGGTTCCGTCGTTTTTGATTATTGCGTCAAATGCTCTGTCATGATTAACCCAACCCCACTCGCTCTTGTGAACAGCAGGATAGCTGACTTCCATGTGAATCCCTTCGTCAAAAACGATCCACTCATGATCTCGACCAGCCAAGTTGGTTTCTAATGCATTGTTCCACCACTCAGGTAACTCACCACGACGAACCTGCCATACGGTTCCGCCGATGTTTCTGATCATACCAATTTCATTACTGAACCGAGTATCAGGGATAACGAAATTGGTGTCAGGATTATCAAGGATTTTCTTTTCTACGATATTGACCCAAACGTTATCATGAAACCCCTCACGCATACACTCGGTTCCGAACTTCTGTAGAACCAAACGTGGGGTAATTTCTTCGCCGGTCTTCTGAGACCAGTATGCATCGGGCTTCTCGCGCCACTCTCGGCTCTCAACTGTGTCGCCCTCAAGTAGTGCACGTTCCCATCCGAACATAGAGGCAACGCCATCTTTCAGTGCATCGGCAAAAGAGATTTTAACATACCCATGCTCTTCAATAAGCATGTCAGCAACGGTTCCTTTTCCAGAACCAATCAACCCACAAATACCAATCACATTTCTCATTACAAAATAATACCTGTCAAATCAATCTGAATTAAATTTTTAACTTTAAACGAACGCCAAGCTTCAACGTTCAAATCATAGTACATAACAGTTTCAGCGTCAACTTTTTTCTTCCCTGACGTCATGTGGGGGATAGACTTAGAGTCTAAAGTCCCTTCTGCAATACGATACGCACCATCATCTTTTTTGTATCGTATTGAACATCTTCCCTTTTTAAGAGTGTCTTCAATAGAACTCTTAGCCATTTCATTCATATTTAATCCCACAAACTCAGGTAATATTTACCGAATAGACGAAATCCATTCGCCTTTCTCTCATTAAATTTACGCAAACCTTCTTCATCAACCTTTAGAGCAAACTCACCGAATGTACCTTTCAATTCTGGGTTATCGGTTTCGCTGTAGAACTCATTATCTGTATCATCATTTAGGTGATTCTCAAACGCCCAAATCATCTCATCTAAGACGTAATCCCAGCGGTCAAAGAACTTGGGATCGGGTTCGCCCAGTTTGTTATACTTGTTCAGTTGCGCTTTAGTTACACGTAGCTCTTTTGGTACATCTTCGTTATCAACAACAGGAGCTCCATGCTTAGTTTCTTTTAGTTGCAAAAGCATAGGGTGAATAATATGGGCAAGGGTATTATCCATGCTCCACGTATCCCAAGGGTCAAGCTTGACTTTGACTTTTTGATCTTGGCGATCAAACCACAATTCGTTTAATACGTTGTATGCAATTTGAACCTTGTCTTCCACTTCCTCAAGCAACTTCTCGATGAAATTGTACTCAAACGGACTTGGCCAATCTTCCCCACCATACTTCTTTTCCATATAGCGTGTGTGGATGTTACACGTTAAACGGTCTTGATACTTTCCAATATAAACTTTCATAATAAAACCTTAATAGATTACTTTTGCTTTCGTGAAGGGAACTGGTGAAATGCCTTGCGATACTTAGAGTAGTTAATGATTGCTTTGGTTTTCCATACTTGGGTGTCGCCATCAACATCTTCAATCGTCAACAATGCATTGCTCCAGATGCTGCCTTTGAAGTCTGCTTTAACAACAGGCTTGCCGATCTTGTCTACCATTTTGTTAATGAATGCACGGTAGTTAGCTTTTGCATCATCAACTGAAATCTTAACGAATCGTTCAATCGACTTCTTATCAGCTTCACGAATGTCGGTAGTCATTGCCTTCATCTGTGCAATGGTCATCGGCTTACCATCGTTGACATCAGCAGAGCGAGTGATAACAACATAAGGGGCACGCATCATACGCTCTTCAGAAGTAGGACGTTTACCACGGCTGGGAACCAACTTGTTCAGATCCATACCATTCTTTTTCAGCGCATCCAAACGATACTTGACTTCATCGCGAGCAATCTTTTCAGCACGCTTCAGGTATTCACCCTCAACAGACTCAAGTTCTTTGATCAGAGTAGAAGAATCGCGATAACGTTCTTTTTCGACTTTGGCTTTAGCTTCGGCACGTTTCTGTGTAACCTTAACAACCATCTTCTTCAGTTCTTTCAGATCGTTGTTAACCTTGATCCAACCATCGATGTCTTCTTTCATGTCATCGAAAATCGGCTTCAGCTTTTCCTTAACTGAATCAGGAACGTTCTTGTCTTTCATTGCCTTGGCAATTTTCTTGGCGAAAGAGTTAGCACCGATAGTTCCTGTGGGGAAGGAGAACAAAACGTCCCATAGTACTGCGTGCTCATCGTGAATGTCAGTACCCATCTCACGGCGAGTGTTACCATACACCTTTTTGTACTGTTCGAATACTTTAGTGATAACGCTGTTTGAACGTTCTTTGAGGTTGATGAATTCAGGGTTCAGAACCTCACCAGCTTTCTTGTACTCTTCAATCGCATTCTCGATCTCAGAGCGAGTGGTGTAGTTTTTTGATTCGCTTAGGTATTTGCTGAACTTCATCTTTAGGTTTCCGTCTTAGTTCGTATGCATGTATTGTATCGCAAATATGGTATGGACACAAGCATTATTTATGCGGAAGATGAGTGGCAGAGAGTGAGGGATTCGAACCCTCGGTACGCTATTAACGCACGGCAGTTTTCAAGACTGCTGGTATAAACCGCTCACCCAACTCTCTGTAAATGGTGCTTCCTGTCGGATTCGAACTGACGACCTACGCATTACAAGTGCGTTGCTCTACCAACTGAGCTAAGGAAGCAAGGTGTCAGATTTATGTCGAGGGCACGAAACCTCTTCAATAGCTCTGACGGGCGCTCCTGCATCAGCCGCATAAACGACCTAAGGTAGCAGAAATTTGGGGGTGTGGGGAGTCGACCTTTCGATCCTTATCCCACATTATCAGCCTGCTGTACATCACAGGACTTACAAACTCAGTCCGATTGACCACTCCATACAGTTGACCATACTGTACAGCATTTTCGCCGATTTGAGCATTGTTAAGAGGCTTGGCAGGTCACACGTCTTTCAACGTAGCCTAACTCACGAGTAGTTAGGGGTGTTTAGTAAGTGCTCTTATTTTTATTGCCCGATATTCTAGAATTTGGCGAGGTCTGTATAGTGCGTCTACGGGTAGCTACTCCCTACGACTCTAGTACATTTACCGTTCATGATAGTTTCCAACACTGAACGCAACCTCAAGAGCACTCACTAAAAATAAACTGGATGGACGAACCACACATTGTCACTAAGGTAGACTGTTACATATTCCGTCTACTCGCTTTATAACCGCTCACAGGCAGGTATCCAGTAAATCTATTTATTTGGCTCCACCACCTGGACTCGAACCAGGGACCAAAAGATTAACAGTCTTCTGCTCTACCAACTGAGCTATGGTGGAATAAACTTGGCACCCCCGATTGGACTCGAACCAATAACCTACAGCTTAGAAGGCTGTTGCACTATCCAATTGTGCTACGGAGGTTTAAAGGTTAGTTAGACTTCGGACTGACAACAGCGTTGTATTTTACGCTTCCGCTGTAATACGACCGTGAGTCACCGACATTACCGAACATCCTAATCATTCTCATAACACTCATTCTAACGCACCTTAATTGAATAGTCAACAACATTTCGTAGAGAATCTAAAAACTCTTCAAGCTTCCGGATCCGTTTCTTAGTGGTAACAGGGTATGTATACTTCTGGATAAACCCGTTCGACCACGTAACAACAACTTTAGCTTCCATACTTTTCCCTAACTATGCACAAATTCTATAACAAAGAAGGGAAGGTGTCAACACCTAAATTGAAATTTTTGGTATTCGCCTGCTTATAGTTTTGTATACATACTCGCCCATCTTATCGTTGCCTATCTGCCTTGCTGCAGTATACACTAGAGACAACAAGAACAGGTGTGGGGCTGTTAGACCGGTAGCACCCCATGGGAACGAAGCTCCAGTAACCACGCCGGTGGTAATGAACATCAACATCTTGATCCCAGCTGCCGAGGCAAACACATCAGCAAGCTTAAAGTTTCCGTCGATAGCTTTCATCAGGTTAGACTGATCAAAGTCGAACTTAACATTACCAGTAAAGGAAATCAACAGAGTCCACTGGAACACCAAGAAAGCACCAACAACAACACCAGTCGCGCCCTTCAACTTAGGGTGTGTAGACAGATACTTGTCTAGTTCCTTCAGGTTCTTTCTTGTAACCTTTGTAATCTTGTTCTTACGAACCCAAATAGCGACAGCGTCCCACAGGGCATTCCAAAGCTTATACGCTTTCTTCGCTACTTCCATTACTTTAGCTAATGAGAACTTCAGTGCTTCAAACATCTTATAGACATATGAAGACTTTACCATCATAAGAACTTGCTTGAAGTCAATACTTGCAAGAACAGCCAGCTCGTTGAAGAACTCAAACTTAGCAATTATAACATCAGGCATGATGCCTTCTTCCAAATCACCACTCAGGTGTTTGTCTATATAATAGCAGAGTTGCTTATGTTCTTCGCAAGCATAAACTTGTGTCATGGTAATACCCTTAGAAAATTTACTTTCTATTTAGTATTTGGCGACGAGTCTGATGAACCCCACAACTACAAGATAGATAACTGCGAATGTTAAACCGAGAGCAAACGGGAACCAGAACGGCGCAAGTACCCACCACCAAGACCATGCAATGTGCCCAGTTAATTTTAGTGTAATGAAGATAAGACCAAGTACTCCCAAGATAGGGAAGTTCACACCATTAGTAGTATTCTTTAATTCTGAACTCATAATCTATTCCTAATTATCAAACCAACACTTGTTATTATACGCAGATGCAGCGAAAAGGCAACAACTATTTTGAGAAATTTATCTTGCAGACTTCTTCTTGATTGAAGCCATAGAGATCTAGATAGCGTTCAGCACGGCGCATCTGCATCTCACAGAAAGCACCGTATACCATGTTCAAACTACGCTTTAGCATGAGTGCCCTCCGACTTCAGGCGTGATTCGACAATATTCATCACGTCCTTTTCGGTTAGGAACTTATCTCTTGTCAGTGTTTGATACTCATTCTTGAACTCGTTTGAGTAGTATTCCACAAGGTACTTTCTATTTCTGCGCGACTTGCCAGTCAGCCAACTGAACATTACTTTTCTCCGGATATAAAAAAGGGACACTTAATTGTGCCCCTTTATTTATAGTGCGCCGCAATAAAATAGGTATACTTTAGTTTATTTTATGCGAGGTATTTTCTAACGTCAACACAAGTTTTTCTAACGTACCAGTCAAACCACTTCTTGTATAGCTCGACGTTCGGTTTCTCGCAGAGTTGTTTGTATGCGCCCTCAATATCCTCAATGTCTCCTTGGATAACAGCAGGGCGATAATCACAACGTGCGAAACACGCCACTGGCTTCTCCATCAACATTGCTTCTTGTCCTGAGCCTCCATTCAGTACGAACATACCTTTAGAACGCTTAACTAGCTCATTGAAGTTTCCTTCCGAGATATAGACAACGTTGTTATACCCACCTTCAATGATCTGCTTCAAGGGAGCCATTGCCCCCAGATTAACAGGATGCCCTTTGAACACCAGCTGAGGCGCATCAGGATTCAAGTTAGCAAAGTGGCATAACTCTTGCACAAACTTTTCTACACTGATGTCAGAGTGATACTTAATCGTATCATCATGAGGCAATTGAAGGGGAACGATAATGTAGTCATCGTCAATCAAACCCCAGTTAGTTTTGTCTGACTGCAGATGCTTGAACTTACTCCCACCTTCTTTGATGTAATCCTGCATGATATTCCACGCACCGATACGCCAGTCTTTATCGGAAGGATCAAACGTCTTAATGTATGATCCACCTCCAGCCCAGCCTTCAGAGTCTTCAGTGAACAACCAAGGGAACACGGTCTGCATATAATACTGCGTGCCTTCTTTGCCTTGGTAGTCATGTTTCTCTACATGAGGAACATAAATGTTCTTTGCACTGGCGAAATGATTCTGTAACTCACGCACAAACATCCATCGCGGAGACTTGACAACCAACCCTTCGTGTTCATCTGCCCAGTTTTCGTAATACATCTTCCAATACTTACGGATCGGCTCGTTTACACTATTGGCAATAGTGAGACCAAACTTCTTGAACGCAATATCAAGGCGGGGAGCAAATAGAACCTTCTCTACTTTGCTTGCCTCCTCGTCAATGATGTTATGGTACTCTTTCTGCTTTGTAACATACGTCTCGTTGTCGTACTTTCGTGGACCCTTGCCTGTCCAGATAGTAGTTCCTTCATTGAACTCCCAGTCCATGAAAGCACCATCATAACGCTCGCAAAGACCTTCAGGTACTTGACTGAATACATGATTCAACGCAACCTGATCATTAAACCATTTCAACTCAAGACCACCAAGGGTTTCAGAAACTGCGTTGCATACGTTCATTGCTGAATGGTCGAAGTATACACATCCAGCTGCAACCTTAGTTCCTTCGTTTTCCCAACCAACAGTTCCCTGCAATGGCTCGCGAGGGAAATACCCCAAAGCTTTTTCAGGGAAGTCGAAGTCTTGCATAACGAGGCAATCAATATCAAGGATCATCAGTTTCTTTGCATGCTCGAGGATCAATGGAGCAACTAAGAATCTCAGAGAAGCGTACAATGCTCGCTTTTGATCTTCTTTGTAGTTTGATAGATCGCTGTCGGCAAAGGTGTATGTAACGTTACAGTCAACCATTGAATTGATAAAGCACGCCAGTCCGATTACTTCATCGTCTGGGTTAATTACATGTATGTGTACATCGTGTTTCGTGTTTTGGTTTACGCTACTTACAAACGATTGTGCAAACATCTTGAAGTATTTTGCATCACAGGCTGCAAACACCGCAGGGGTGCTTGGCAGCTCTCCATATCTTTGATTGTCCATTATTGTCCTTCTGTCACGTCAAACCCATTAGCAGCACGATACCCTGCTTGGGATTCTTTCTCATAGTCAACATATGTATCAGGAATGTAATCGTCAACTGAGTAACCTTCCGATAATGCTTCTTTTAGCGAGGCATCAAACCAATCCTGGATATCTTGTCGGCGATGCTCGCGGAACTCACCATCAAACCAGTGCTTCATCCCACTAGCTT